ACGAACATTAATTCTATCAAACGCAGAAGGTCTAGAAAGAGCAGTCTTATCACCAAACAAGAATGTTCCTTGTCCTGGCTGCGAGATAACAGGGTTAATGCGAGCAGGATATAGAATATCTCTCTGCGACTTGTTAGGGTTGAAGGCGAGTTTTACTGCACCACGAATTTGTCCTCTGTTGTAACCAGCAGGGGAGAACCATGCGTCAGCAACTTGGTCAGTGTTTGCACACAAACCAGCAATGTCACCGTTAAGTGGAACATAACGATACACATCTGCATACTTGTCGTACATATACTTGTAACCACTGTCAAACACTGCATAAGACGAACTTGCCAACTGGTCGAAAAACCCTTTAACATTAGTTGTCTGAGTGATTGCACTAGTAACAGATACAACATCTGCTCTACGAGGAGAAATGAAACCTACGCAATCTTTACGAGCCTCACAGAGGTCGATAATCATTGTTGCGTGTGTTACACCATCTGTTCCAGTAGGACAAGTTCCAGCCATTACAAGGTTAATGTCAATTGTATCTGGATCTGCAAAGAAGTTATATGCAATATCCAATTCACCAATTGTTGGAGTGTCATCAGTTCCACCAGAAAGTGTATCTGTAACAACACCGTCATTACCAGCAACATTAGTGTATGCAGTACCACCCACGATGTCTGTTCCAGCGTCTGTTAGTGATGAATCGTGATCCATCCAACGAACATATTCTGAACCGTTATTGACAATATTTGCATAGAATGCTGTTCCACCCTGTGGTGTTTTTGAAGATGCAGCCTGTGATACAAATGGGAATGTCTCTAGAACAGAGTTTCCTCTTTGTCCAGCAACATCGGCATCAAAACCAGTAATACCACCAGTGTGATCAAATACAACAATGTGCATTTCATCATTTGTGATATTCTTACCAGTTGCATAAACTGATGTGCCTGGAGCAGCATCAAAGAAGTCATAGAACTTCCAACGTCTGCGAATTGCTTCACCACCTGCCATTGCAGTAACAAGACCACCACCGTTAGGGTTGTCTAGTTGACGAATGGTTAGGACGTTAGTTGCGATTGCAGTAACTTCATACTGTTGTCCATCTGCTTCTTGTAGGTAAATGATATCACCAACATTGAACTCTGTTCCATCTGTTACAGTAAGAGATGTTGCAGCAATTGCCGCAGCATTAGTAGTTGATGTTACTGTCTGTTCATATGCAGTTGCACTTGTACAGATTGATACGCCGACTGCGTTACCATATGTGCCTGGGAATCTTGAAGCCCAGTTACCTACAGAACCTTGTCCAGCGGCATAGTTATCTTCATAATCATTATCGTTTTTAATCTTCAATCCAGTTCCGTCTGCGGTAGCGTTGACAGCGGCTGTGTCTGCACGAACTACACGAAGAGCGTTTCCGTATTGAAGAAAGTTAGCGGCAGTAAACCAGTTCTCATAGTTTGTTGAGGTTGGTTTACCAAAGACTGCCAACAGTTCCTGTTCACTTGCAATTGGAATGATTTCTTCTACAGGCCCCTGTGGGAAGCCAGAAGCAATCGCACCAATTGATGTCGCAACAGCAGGAACAACATTGGTCAAGTCTATCTCTTTGACGAGTACGCCAGGGGATACTTGAAATGCCATCTTTGTTTCTCCTTTATGGATTCATTATAATCTAAGTTTCCAAACTTACACGAATATTTATAAAAAACCTGTTCTACACCAGATTTTTATAGGTTTAGCAGCACATAAATAGTTTTATGTCGGAGTTCTATCAGAAATACAAAGATACCATTAAAAAGGTTTCTAAACGCAATTACAGGAAGCGCAAGATATGGGTAAACGAATATCTTGGCAATAAAGTCTGTAATTACTGTGGTGAATCTGAAACTGCCTGTCTCCAATTTTATCCTCACGAGAGGAAGATACGAAGTCTTACTAAAAGAAAAGGTTTGAACGAAGAATCTAGAAGTGAAGTAAACGAGTATATCAATAAATCTGAGATTGTTTGTGCAAACTGCTTTCTAAAGTTAGAAAACGATATCATTGATATTATGTAGGGATTTGAATATTTCTACCAATCAGAATCATAGGAACGAACCACTGGACTCCACCGTGTTCCATACTCATCTACGATAGTCTCACCGTATCCATTACTATTTAATCCATCATCAAAGAAACCAAATGGCGCCATGTCCTGTTCTAGTTGATGTTGTTGTTCTAAAAACATTCTTGCACGAATATCATCGTCAGTCAGTTCTTTGAAGTATGTCTGTTCTACCAACCAAGCAAATAATACACAACACATTGCAAGGTCATCTGTGTGTCCTTCTTCTGCCTCAAACGATTGTCCTTTAAGAATAAATGTCGAAAACTCATTAATCAAGTCGTAATCATTGATAATTAACTTGTCTGTTTCAATAATCTGTTTAAGGTTAGAACATCCTAGTTTTTTAACCGCCTTAGTTGTCCTTACCCCAAGTTGTGCTTTTCCACCGCTGAAACCACCCCCAACGACTTGACCCGCACGACCTCGCATGCTTGCCATTATTAGGTTCTCATACTCCAAGTCAAATTGTAGTGCAGTTGCAACTTGTTCACCAATATCATTTACTTCTACTAAGATGTATGCTTGGTTGTATGCCTTTGCAACATCTGATATAATATTAGGAAAGAGTAGGGGTTTGATTTCGTTGTTACGATATTTTGCACATATCTTATAGGGAACTGTAGATACATCGAATACAATAAATGCAGAGTAGTCGTTGTTTGTTCCTCTTGCAACGTCAGCAACTATAACGTATGTTGCACCCTCTTTTGGTTTCTCGTACATATCCAATCCAGCGTTTGACTGAATAGGGTTATGGAATGCCATCGACTTAATCTTTGCAGGAGCAATCAGTGTATTTGCAGAACCCAAGAACTCACAGTCAAACTCTCTTCTGAACTGTTCTTCAGAAGTGTTTGCGATTGTTTCTGTTCGCCACTTCTCATCTCTGCCTGGCACTTGACTCCAGTGAACATCTATGACATTATATGAGTTTCTTTTGTTCTCTGCATCCACCCATAACTTGTAGAAAAGATTCATACCGTTAGGTGTGGATACAATAATAACTTTAGTGGATTTACCAGATGAGATTGTAGGGTAAACAGAACTGAAGAAGTCCTCTGCTACGTTAGTTGGAACGAATGCAAATTCGTCCAAGAATATCATGTTGTAAGAACCACCACGAACAGCAGATGAGGATGTAGAAGATGCAACCACCCTACTACCATTCTCTAAGTCTACAGAACCCTTGTTCCAAGACACCACCCCTTGTTGTAACCACTTAGGAAGGTTCTCGTATGCAAGTTGAAGTCTACCAAGAATGTCTCGTGCAGTCGCCGCCTTGTTGGCAAGGATTGCAACATTCATATTAGGGTTGAATAGAACGTAGTGAAGAATGTAAGATACCATAGTCGTGGATTTACCAGACTGTCGTGGCATCTTACAAATAGTAAAACGCTTATTGTGAATTGTATCTATGACATCTTCTTGGAAATCATACATAGTGAAGGGCACAAGACCCTCATCCAAAGAAACAATACGAATATAATTCTTGATGAAGTATATGGGGTCTTCCATACACTTCTGATATTCAAGAATATTCTCCTTTGTCCATTCTACTGGAACATTGGATTTCTTTAGTAGTGGGTTTCCAAGATAATGATCATAATTTGACATAATATAACTTAATCAGTTTTACTTGGCCTCAGAATACTTAAATGGATCTTCAGCAAATGCCATAAACATCATTTTTTCATTAGTGGTGTTTAGTTCACCACCCTGTCCTCTTGTCTTAAAACCATTGGCAGTAAAATCTACTGCATAACCAGCATTATGTGTTTCAATACCATTTGTATTAATAAACAGAGTTGTAGTATTAGGATTATTTCCAGCGCCAACACTACTTGCGTGTCCTCGCACATTATCCCATATAGTCCAGTTCCTACCAGCAGCTGCAGATTTAATCATAATCCAAGCAGGCTTGAACCCCAACTCGACAAATATTCCATCAGCCTGGCCAGATGATTGATAAAAACCAATTTTACTATAACCAGGCACCGAATGCCAGAAATACCCAATATAATTTACATTACTAACAACATTATAAGAACCAACTACAAATCTTTTATCGTTTGGTGGAACACTATTAAACATTGAACCGTCAGCAGATTCACCATTTGTTGAATTAAGTTGAAGATAGTTTGCTGCACTTGTCAGATTTTTATGATAAACTGACCATACTCTATTATCTAATCCCTTTAACATCATCATTTCTGGTGTAGAATTCAAACCATGAGGTAACCATGTTCCAGCACTACCATTGCCAGTCCAACTAACGATACTAAATCCTGTCTTTGTGTTGATAGACATTTTTGTCGGATATTGTGTTACACTTGCATCTGGTGTGTATGCAGATTGGAGTGTTCCATTTAGAGAAACACTGTTTGCAGTCATAGCACCAGAGGTTGCAACATTTGATGCAGTTGGAGCGCCACCAGCTTTCCACGACCATGAAACCATATTATCAGCACCTTGACCAGATTCGTTAAGTGCAGAACCGCCTGTTGCCACTACTTGGAAACCAGTAGATTCAAAAGTGAAAGCTTCAGATGTGCCGTTGAGTGTTGCTTCGCCGTTGGTTACATCTGATATAAGATGTTTATTATTACCACTAAGTGAATTAAATAGATAATTAGTATAAGTTTGTGGTCTACTTTTCAACCATACAAAATCAGGCTGAAAACCAATATTTACAGATTGCGTTCCTGGCGATCCACCATTGCCAGTGTATGTAACGGCATCAAAGTAATCTTCTGGACGGTCATCAGTTGAAGTGTTAATCGCAGATTCAGGCAAGTTTTTAGCACAGAGCGCAAGATACCCAGACGGCACTGCATAATGGAATTCGCCGATGCCATTGCTATCAGCATTTGACGCAACTGTTTCATATCCATCAAATGTAGAATCCTGTCCAAAGTTTACAGTATGAGTTACACCTGTATTACTTGATGATTGTCTATCAAAAGCAGCAAAATATGGGCCATCAATTGTAAAAGTATTAAATCGTAAAACTAGACTATTGTTTTGATATATTTCTGCTTGTCCAAGATCTGCATCATAAGCACAAGAAAAAACATCTCCATTAGTTGAACTAGAATAACTATCGGTTTGCGTTGAACAGTTTACTGCTGCATGGCTTCCAGCTCCATTCACACCAAGCAATGAGTTGCTACTACTTGTAGAGCCCCGAATGTTGCTATCATTTACCAGATAGAAATACCAGTTATTACTTGTAACTCTCCATTCCCAATACCATTTACCACTTGACATTGCAATTGTAGACATACTTGATTCTGCAACACTAGCAGACCATGATAAATTACCATTTGACACATTTCCAAACTGTGGTGCTATTGCATTTAATGTAGCAAAATTGGTTGTTGGCGAATCTGGTGTGCTATCTCGTGAAGCAAGTCCATTTGCAGTAAAGTCGTTTGTGTTTCCACTAGTATCATCACCAAGATTTGAACTATCAGAAAAGTTAAGTTTGAAACCGTTTGTGCCGTAACTTCCAGTATAAGCCTTAGGCGCCCACACACCATAATACTCTTCAGCAAAAGAAGTAGGTGTCAATGCCTGTCCGTCAATGAAGTGAACATCGGATAGGTAGCCGTCCCAAACATTACCACTGTTATATTGAGCTCCGATACCATGTTGCCAATTTCCATTGAGACTACCATTCTCATCCTCAAAAGTGTCAGTTGTTGTAATGTCAGCAGATGGAATACGACTTCCATTTACATAAATTTTGAATTTATCAGCTGTAGTAGAGTTAGTATAATCAGCAACAAAAACAAAATGTTGCCATGCGGTACTATCTCTAAAAACTTGATTTGTGTTGCCAATGCCGCTCGATGCACCACCGCCCTGTTCAAAATAAAGTTTGTCATTAGTGTTAAAGTATACTTGACATTGCCTTGAAGAAGAGCCGTCATATGCACCAAAAAGTGTCCGTCTGGTGCCAAGCTTTGCGTGTTTTACCCACATACTCATCGTCCAAGTTTTTTGGTTTCCGACAGAAGATGGCGTTCTATTCATCCAATTACCATCATCATCGTTAAATCTTAAACTATTACTAATCTGTGTTGCATAAACAGGACGAAGAACAATCAGATTAAATGCTCTACTGTTTGTCTGACTCTCATCATCTGTTGCAGTAACAGTAAAGTTGAATGTTGTATCAGAAGCAGGGTTTACATTAGGTGTTCCAGTGATCGCACCAGCAGAACTCATTGATACACCAGTTGGTAATGCACCAGAAGTAATTGAATACGCAAGTGTTCCACCATCTGGTTCTGCAGCAACAATAGTAATTGTTGACATTGCAGCATCTTCAGCAATAGAACCAACATTACCAGCGGCAGTTGTGAATGAAGGAGTTCCGTTATATGAAATACCATTAGTCAATGTTGCCTGCAATCCATTAGCGTTTACTAATACAACATCATAGTCACCAGCAGTCTTTACTGGTGTAGTAAATGTAATGGTAGTCGAATTGACAACAGAAACAGAAGATGCTGATGTTCCACCAACTGTCACAGTGGCACCAGACTTAAAGTTTGTTCCTGTGAGAGTAATTGTTTCACCACCAGCAGGATCAGCGGCAGTTAAAGAACCAGAATATGCAAGAGAAGTAATAATTGGAGGACTATCAATCGCCTGCCAAGAATTAGTTGTGGTATTCCACTGTTCTAGTGTTCCTAAGTCAGTATTAAATCTCATGTAACCAGCACCAGGACTAGATGGTCGTTGTGCAGTTGTGCCATGAGGAACACGAACAAAATCGCCGTCTAAGTCCAAATCATGTGCGAGTTTGGCAGAAGTAATACTATCGTTACCAATCGCCGTTTGTCTAATTCTAGTTAATGGCATCTTATTTTCCCTTTAACATCTTCTGTAGTTCTGCTGTGCTTCCCACAAATAATGCGTTTGTTACATTCTGAGGTGCAGAGTTAGGAACTTCTTTGAGTTTCTTCATCTTAGTTTGTAAGTCTCCAAGTTTCTCTGTGACTTCTGCAACCTGTTTTATCAAGTTCCCAGCAACCTCATAGGTTCTAGGATGTTCTGATTCTCTTGCAAGGTCTAGGATACCATCAATTGCATCCTGTCCTCTTTCTATCAGATTATAAAAGTTTTCTCTCTGATATTTATAATCATTATCAATGTCCTCTTCATTCAGTTTTGTTTCTGGAACAAGAACTGGTTTCGGAGGCGTCACATCTCTAGTCGTTGTTTCCACAACATCTGTAACACCAAGAACATTATCTAAAATATCAGTCTGGTTAGACATAAATCACCTATGGTTTTGTCGGCCACACCACATCATCAAGAGAACTGTAGTCCTCTGTAATATCACGAAGTGCCTGACGATATGCAGTCTGTTCTGCCGTCATTGTAAGGTCAGAACTTGCCCACCAATCTGTTTCAGCAATAAGTCTGTCTCTTTCTGCACGAAGTAGTTTTAGTGGTTCTGCGGCATTGAGTTCTGTGCGTTTGTTATCTACTGCTTCCCAAGTCAAACCGTCTGGCCAATCAGCAGAGTTGTCTGATTCAATTGCAGAACCATCTGCTGTTGCACCTGTAACCTTACGGAACATAGATGCAAATTCTTCTGCACTTGTTGGTTCTCCTCTGAGAACCCATTCTGTGACACCAAGGGCATTTAATGCGCTTCCTACGTTTGCCATTATTTTTTCTCCTGTTTATTCATTTTATTGTGCAATCTCATATAGTGTTGTGACTTGTGGGTATAATGTTCCATAAGAATAAAATGAGTTTCCGCCACTACTACTAGAAGTTCTATAATACATAGTATAAGTTGTTGAACTAGTTGTAGCAGGACTATCTAGATAATCAAATCCAATTGAAGACCAACGGCCATTAGTCCCTTCCCCAGCAGAGTGCAATGTAAATCCTTCATTGCTACTCAATACTGCGCCCCCACGATATACTGTTCTATATTGATGGAGATTTTGACCTTCATTATATACTGTACCCTTATGACAAATTAAAATTTTACTATTTGAGAATTTTGGTGTAATAGTTACAGTGTGACCCGATGTTACAAAACTAGTACTAGTAGTACAAACTTGTGTATTAAAAGATGCACTTACCATTTGGATTATCATGCCTGGCGCAACAATAGATGAACTATCAGTACCAATTAACTGTTTACCAGTAGGAACAGTAATAGTTGTACCACTTGCAGTATCAAGATTATTTACATATAATGTACTCATTGTGCAATCTCCAATACTGAAACCGTCTGGTGAGCTTGGTCATTTGCATGGTGAGGAACTTGAAAATAATTACTACTTGCTCCTGCCTTTGTCTGCATCTTGAATGTTACTGCACTTGTTCCAGTTGTTGTATATTCAACTGCAATGTTAATAAACATAGGAAACCAAATTGAATCACCAAGTTTACCTAAATTATCTCCCACAACTCTATATTCTTTACCAGCACTTCCAGCAATATGTACCCTAAAATATGAATCTACATCTTGACCAGATGGGCCTCGAATTCTTCCAAATACATTAAAATTTATTAAACACTTACTTCCAGAATATTTTGGTGTATACGAAATTGTTGCACCAGTAATATCTGTATAAGAGGTTGATGTGTAAGATTGTGAACCACCAGTTCCAATACTATACTCTGCTAACCCATAATTAACAATACCACCAGCAGGCAACTTAACATTTGCAGCTGTGGTTGCCCCTACGATATTATCTACTGTTAATGTTGATGCCATTCTCTATCCCCTATACAATCGTCAAGTTTCCACTCACAGTGAGTGTTACTGTAGATGCAATGGTGAGTGGCCCCGCTGCCAATGCATTGTCTGTTGATGCAATAGTAACATCAGTGTCCAGTTGTTGTTCGTGAACTCTGAAGATGTCACCCTTTGCAGTTGTATTTACTGCACCGTTCTCTCCGTTGAAAGAACCACCACCACCGATACCAGTGACAGTAATTGCACTAAAGTCCAATGTTGAAGCAAGTTTTGCAGAAGTTACTGCACCGTTATTAATCTCGGCAGTTTCTACTGCGTTTGCCGCCAAATCTTCTGCAGCGATAACATCAACTCCGATACTTCTTGATACGATTTTTCTAATTGCCATTTTCTTTTATCCTATTATGATACCAAATAACCACACCAATAACTTAAATAGTTGGAGTTGTTTGCAGTAACATTTCCCCCAGACTCTTGATAAGTCATAAAATTAACATACTCTGCAGCTGTTAGATTAATCAAACCAGTAGCAGCATATGTTATTCCGCCGTTAGATGTAGAACCTAAGTATAGTGTTTGCACTCCTCTACCAGAACCACTTTGTGCCCCATTTATATAAAGAGATGCGATGCCTCTATTTGGTGCAACACTTCCAAACCATTGGGCATGAAACCAATAAAGACCTGTAACTGGAGCAGTGAATCGACCAGTTCCACTATCGTAGTTATTTCCATAATTAAATATAGTTGCCTGTGCAGCAAAATCTGTCCATGTAGCAGTAGGAATAACCCACGAACTAGTTCTATATGCTCTAAATGCTGGTTTTTGTGGTTGTAAAATACGACCAGAACTGTCAACGGTTAGAGCAGTAGTTCCACCAGTGTGTTGTATCTCATTTACTTTTAGAATGCTTGCCATTATCGTTTATCCTAAATCTTTCTACTATTTATTCATCTTGACCAGTTGAAGGGTTATAATTTTTCGCATCTTCAAAGAAACTTGTTGTCTCATTGAAACCGAAGTTATCATCATCTGGATCGAATTCTGCGGCAGTTGCATTAGATGGATTCGGTGCAACTGTATATCTCTGTTCTCTTGTAGGAGCATTGACAGGAGTATTTGCATACTGGTCAACTTGAACTGTTCTCACAACATTCGTTGAAGTAATTGGGCCATACAAGTAATACTTTGCAGTAAACGAGAGAGTGTAAATAATTGAACGGCGACTTGTAAAGTCTCCCTCATAATCATCCTCATACCCAATACTATTCAATACAATTGGAACATCTCTGATAATATCCAACTCAGGCACTTCTCTCAAAGTTACCGTGTATTCTGGTTGAAAGTAGGGAAGGATTTGTTCTACAATCTGTAACGCATCATCTGAGTTCTTTGCCATAACAAAGAGTTCAAAGTCAACATTATAAGGAACAGGCATGAAACCAGACTTTAACTGATTATTATCTGCACCATCTAATACCTTCTTTGCTTTAATAATCTTGTTTTGTTTTCTGGTTGAATCATAAGATAAACCAGAAATCTCAAAACCAATACGAGGAAGTGTAACCGCAACCTTTTTTGCAAGGTTAGGGTCTTCTGTCAATCTTGACAACCACTTCTGTTTTGGCCCATATGCAAGAGGAACTTTCATTGTCTGTGTAACATTACCAGAAGCATCTTTCTTTGTCAATTGAATATTGTTAAAAAGTGTACCAAATGCAACCACAACGTTTCTTGTAGATTCGTTATAAAAATATTGTCCAATCATAATTATTTCATCCCAGCATCACCAAATGGATTTGATTCGGTGAAGTCTAATACATTATCATCTTCACTTTCAAAGATGTCGTTCATTGCGTTTTCGTCAATCGTATCTCACGACATAACTCTCTAGTATTATATAGGACGCTGCAGAATTCTCTACAGAGTTTTCCATAATAATAGAACCA